GATAGCCCACGCCGTTTCCACTCATCCACGGCAGGGTTATAACGGTTTAACATCCAGTAATCGTCAATGTCCACAATAAACGGTATGCTCCGGGTATTTAGGATGGAAATAATCTGCTCTTGAGGTTCGGCAAGTGTTCCATTCCAAATCACAAGGTCATATTGGCTTAAATCGGGGAGCGGGCGGTAATTGCCTTGCTCATCCCGTGGTGTCCAGATGTCAATTTGCGCGAAGCCGCGAATTTGCAAGTCATGGAGTGGGGCGTATAGGCGGTGGTAACTGATACCGCTCATGCCGTTGAGTATTCCTAAAATGTTCATTTTTGTGCCTCGATTAACCATGCCAAATAAACCTGCGCCTTTCGCAAATCTTCTGCGCCTCCCTTGCGTTCATGCCGCCATAGATACTTCATCACGTTTCCTTTCAGATAACCGCGATACGCGCCCGGTGTCATGCTTGCCCGGATTGCGTCAATACATTCTATCTCGCCCTTGTAGTGTTCAGGGTCGTGTGCGCTCATGGCTGCGTTGGGTTAAGGTTCATCGTTACCGTTACCTCGCCCTGAATGTCCATGTCCACCGATTCCTTCGGTTTTCCATACACACGGGAAAGGAGCGTTTCAATAGAGTACAGGCTGCCCTTCTCGATGCTGCGTTTGATTGCAGCCGCAATGGTCTTTTCCAATACCGTTGCCGTGGGGTTCTCGAAAGCGTCCTTTAGTTCCTCGATGGTCATGGCCATCATTACTTGGATGCAGTCGTTTATTTCCGACAGCTTATAGCCTTGTTCGCGCAGCGTGGAAACGTACTTGCGCGGTCTCCCGTTGGGGTTCCGTGTTTCCCCCGGCTTCATTTGGTGCGGTATAAGGTTTTCAGGTTTTGGCATCGCTGTTATCTCCCTGTTTTATATGGTTGTCCGTTACGTTTGATTTCAAGCGTCGGGTCAAGTTTAATCATGCGGTCAATGATAACCTGGCAGTATTTTGGGTCAAGTTCCATGCCGTAGCATTTGCGTTTAAGTTGGTGTGAAGCAACCATTGTTGTACCAGAACCCATAAACATATCTAATACAGATTTAGCAAAATCCATTTTTGATATAACCCATTCTGGAAATGCCATTGGGAAAGTAGCTTTATGTACTGATGCAAATTCATTTTGGCTTGCATTTACTGTTTCTATTACATTTGGATATTTACCTTGCCACGAACAAGGAAAACCTCTTGTTTTATTATTATAACTAAAACAAAATACATATTCCCATTTAGTATTAAAAGCACCTTTAACTATATTAGGTGGACATTGTGATTTATTCCAAATAAGCACATCTTTTAATTGTTCTTTTAATCTGTATTGATAATCTATTAGTACCATTTTATTTTGTGCTAACATCTGTATATTTACAAATGAATAATCAGCATTTATTAATGTATTATTTGTAAAATCATAAAGAAATTCTAAATACTTATCATCATCCATTTCATCACTATTATCCTGATATTTATTGTCAAATCCTTTTACTCTCCCATTTAAATGACTATTTTTTGCTGCATTATATGGAGGACTTGTAAATGCAATATCAGCCTTTTGTCCGTTCATTAGCTTTGCCACTTGGTCGCTATCTGTACTATCTCCACAAAGCAATCTGTGTTCTCCTATCTCAAATAAATCTCCCAATACTATGTCCGTTTCTGTTCCACCATCTGGAACTGCAAAGTTATCTTCTTCAGCCTCTAATACAGTTGCATCTATATGCGGCAAATCCAATCCCCAAGCCTCCAGCTTTTCCGCGTCCCATTGGTTCGCCAACATATCCCAATCCCACTCGCCGCCGCTCACATTGTCCTTAATCACGAACTCAGCTTGCTTGTCTTCAGGCCAATCCACTACCTCGACAGGAACTTCTTTCCATCCTGCCGCCTGCATGGCCTTAAAGCGCATATTGCCACCGAGGATAACCATGTCCGTATTGCAGACGATAGGGCGGATGTTTGCCATTTCCGGAAACTCCTTCAGCGATTGCACCAACTTCGCGAACTTATCGTCTTTGATTATTCGCGGGTTAGCTGGGTTCAGTTTAACGTCCTTTATTTTGTAAAGCTTCATTGACTATCGTTCGTAAATATTCTTTTGGCAATCCCGTGCCAAAGTCAGCTTGATTATGGCAAGTTCGACACAGGGCGATAAGGTTTTCGGGCGTGTCCCGTAGTTTGCTCCCGCCCATTCCCCGAGCCTGTATGTGGTGGATGTCAGCCGCCTGCGCTCCGCAGACTTCGCAGGGGATAAAATCTGTTTGTGTGAGGTTGCGTGCTTCAAGGTAAATCTTTTTGTAGGCTTTCACTTAACAAGGTATTGAGCCGCCCACCTGTGCTGCTCGTTATCGGTTGCCTCGGCAATCATTTCTATCTTCGCGTCAATAACCTTTGCAGCTACGGCGATGGTATCCTTTAGCCCCTGAATGGTGGGCATGAAGTAGTTTGTTTCGTCAGCGTCATGCGTGGCAGGGTTAAACCTTACGTTGTTACCCATCGCGCCTGCCTGATTCACCGCTGATTCAATACACATGATGCCGCCGGGGGCGGTTAGTGAAATAGCGTTGATGATGCCCTGCACAGGATTGTAAAGGTGATACACAACTCCATAGAACAGAACCACGTCTGAAGGCATCGCCTCCGTGTATGCGTGGTTGAAGTCAATGTTGTGTCCTGCAAAGTACTTGAATTTAAAAGTATTCGCGATGTGTTGAGCCGTTTCCCGCTTGTTGTAGTCGATGGCAATCACCGTCTTTGCGCCGTTCTTCTTCGCGCGTGCGCTCCAATAGCCATCAAACGTGCCAATGTCAAGTACGGTTTTGCCTTTTACGTCAGGGAATAAATAACGCTCGCCTGTTACCGTGTCGTAATCGTGAACCCCTGCGGTCTTCGTGCCGTCCGGAAGTTGTATCGTGTGCCACCATGTCAGGGGCAAAGGGTCAAATGTGTATTTACTCATGACGGGTTTATTACAATGGGTATTTCCTGATTTTGTTCCATGCGACACAATCTGTCCAAGTGCCACTTCATGTTATCGTTGTTGTAAATCACGCCCCAGTTTTCACCGGTGCTGACAACATTAGGGCAGTAGGGTGAAAGTTCCAACACCCGAGGCAGGTCGAATATCTCCGCAACCGCGAAAGGTGAGGATTGGTTTCCGAAGTGCATTACACCCTTTGCCATGACCTGCGCCATTTGCAACAAGTCTGGAGTTTCAACGTGCTGAGCCTTCGGGCAAAGTTTCGCGAACTTTTCAAACTCCTGCTGCACACCGATGAAAAACACATCGTATGGCTGCTCCTGTAACATCGCCCACTTTGCATCACCTCCCGCCGCGTTGTTCCTGTATCGCTCCGAAAGGTTTACGGTTATGTAATTGGCGTTCATGCGGTTCATGCGAAAGGAAGGCCCGGGCAATAGTTCAGGATAAACCGAAAGAATCCAACGCCTAATGTCATAAGCAGATAGGTTAATGCGCTGCTCCCGGAATAGGTCAAGGTTATAATCAACCACCTGACCTTGCCACAATTCGCACTTGATGCCGCAATACTCCACCAATGGCTTTAGCATTTCGCACATAGCTTCGTTGAGCATGACACCGCCTCCGGGATGGGTCAGCCCCGCCGCGTATTGTGCAGGGCGGTCAGGGTTCAAGTACAGAGTGCCGCCGCCGTTTGCCCTGATTGTAGGCAACATATAAATCACGTCCCCTGCGTTTCCGCTGTGTAGGTAGGTCTTCATGCGTTGTACAGGTTTTCAAGTTGCCTCATTGCTTCAATCTTACACGATGGGCAGGTGTTCAGCGTGCGCCCTAACAGCAGATATGCCAGCTTTTCAATGATAGCTGTTTCCCGCCCGTCAAAAGTCCACACCAAGTTTCGCTTGTACGCCTGCCACTTTGGAACCAGTTGGGCAAATTGCGATTTCTGTTCTGGATTCATACGATAAAGTATGGCGGTTCGTTACGTCCTGTTTCTGCCCTGTGCCGGGTTTCCGCCCGAAATTGCATAATAGCTTCCAGATAGTT